TCCACTACTGGCCATGGCTTATGCTCCCGGCGAACCGAAGATGCCACGAGGATCAGTGACACCCACGGAGAAACGGAAGTACGTAGCCGCCTTGGCGTTCTTGGTGTCGAAGTCGTTGTCCTGATCGAACTGGGGCTTATTCCTCCAGAAGAACGTCATCCCGTTGGGGATATTCGTCCTGATGAACCATGCATCTGCGTCCGTGAAGTAGTGGTTCATCTTGATCCCTTCAGGGAAGGTGTTCGTCGCCTTCAGCACGTTGATCGCGTTGTTAGCAGTGTTGTTCTGCAGAACGCTCTCGAGGATACGGTTAGCGTTGTACCATTCCGAAGTCGGGATGATCAGGCAGCGCGGCATGACAGAGATACGAAGCCCACGATCCTGTGTGGTGTTCATGATCTGGATCGTAAGATCTTCGAGGGATACCTCACTCAGGTCAGCCGGGGTAGTGATGCGATTGCTGAAGGTACCGCCAGTAGCATTGACGTGCGCCGTACTGATCAGAGGCTGACCGTCGGGCGTGGTATAGAACGTACCAACGAAGGCATTGTTGTACAGGAACGCACCCACGTTCTCGATCGTTTGATTGCAGGAGAACGCGTTGGCCTTCGCACGGCGCTGAGACACTTCCTTGTACTGGTTGTCCTCCAGTTCTTCCTTGGTGACGATGTAGCCGAGAGCGTAAGCGATGTGGGCATAAGTAGTCACCCAGCCCTGCATCTCAGAGTCGTAAGCTACCGGACCGCCCTGACTCTTCACCGGGGCGAGACCGAAACCAGTCACCTGAACATCCTGTTCATAGGCACGAGTGGAACTACGGACTTCGTAAAGGTCCGTGTATTCAGTTGGATGTGCATCGTAGACCTGGCCCCAGATCTCACGGATACCGGGCCAAAGGAGCTTCGGATGCGAACCAGTGTTGATTACACCAGGCATGGTGATTCTCCTTACAGGCCGACAGTACCGGCAGCCAGTTCATGGTTGTTGATCTTCACGAGCCACTTCGCGAAGGCCCCGACTTCATTGTCAGCACGCTGGACCAACTCCAGAATACGGCAGTTGAGAGTGGCTGTCACGTCCTCACCAACATTGTTGAGCTGCCAACCCGAAACGAAACCATTGTTGGCACCTGCAACGGCGTTAGCATTGAGGCCGATATCTGCCACGGTCAGGAAGGTTCCAGTTCCAACTTCCTGAATCTCAAACACGACGTTCGGATCATCCACTACCAGGCAGTACCAGTCCTTGGTCTTAGCCCCTGAGGGCCGGTAGATAGTGTTCAGATCGTCGATCTTGGCAATGCCAGGCTTCGTATCGAAGATGCCAACAATGACACCTCGCCACGGAGCACCTGCAGCACCGAGAGTTACAGCCGCGATACCCTCAGCGGAACCACCACCTGCGTCAGTCGCTACGGGATCACCGATAGCGAAAGCATTAGTGTTAGCCGCCAAGATCGCGTACAGCCTGGCTTGCCCGTTGTACGGAGCACCCGTAATCATCTTGACAGGGGCAAGACCCATTGGGCGATTAGCGTTAGCCATCACTTCCTCCGAGATCTCTTTTTGGGATTGAACAGGTCGGGGACCTTACCCTTCACATACCGCTGGGCTTGATCTTCCCGAGTTTCGTCATCGTGTCCAGCACCAATCTTACCTCCACGTAGCGCCTCGGCTACGGACTCGTTTCGATCCCTGAGGAGCTTTCTACTGTACCTATAAACTTCCATAGGACATTCCATTAGATACAGCCTAGCCGGCTGCCCGGTAGAGTCCGCTTTATCACCAGAGATTACGCTCACGCGAGTGCCCATGTCAGTGTCACCACTGTTCTTGGCATCACCGCCCAAGTCGAAATTGGCGAGTGCTACTTCATCTTTACTCACGAATTGATACCCTGCCTGGATCGCACGAGCAATGCGTCCCGGATCACTTCGGAACCAGCGCCTATGAAAACCTTCCTTCTCAGGCACTTGGAGCTTCAGCGAACCCGAACTCATCGGGATGAAATCAGGTGGCAGGTTGTACTTCTCTTTGAGATTTGCAGGGTTAGTCATGACTGTCCTCATTCGGCGAAATAGATACGAGCGTAAGCGGTTTGCCAGTCCTTCATTGTCTTGTAGCGCTTATCGGGACCAACAAGATCCTCGGCATCCTCAGCGCATTGAGCCTTAGCTTCTGCCGGCAGGTCCCCGTAGGACTTGCCGCCCCCGCTAGGGTTACGACGACGCGGAGTAGTCTCGACCTTACTGCTAGGCCGCCGAACAGGAGGTGCTTCTTCCTCTTCCTCTTCTCCGTACTGTTCTTCATAAATCCTAACACACTCATCCAAGAACTCGGAACCTACAAGCTCATTTCCTTCTTCCCGAAGGTCCTCAGCAATACGGTTCACTAGCTTGGTCTTCTTCCTATCTTTCTCAAACCAAGGATTGCGGTCAACCCAGGATTGAAAATCCGGAGTGTACTTCTGCGTAGGCTTGGTTTCTTCTTCTTTCTTGACTGCAGGAGTGGCTTCATTCTCACGCGTGCGAAGTTCCGCAAGCTGATCAGTGATCTCCAATTCCTTATCTACATCATTGTCTTCGCGCGCTTGCTTCAGTTCATCCTTCAGCTGATTGCGAGCAATCTCTACAGCACGCTTGTTGGCTTCCGTGTAATGCTTCTCCAGCTTTTCAATCGCCTTATTGGCCGATTGGAGACTTGCGGACAGTTTACCAATTTCCGCATCGCGTGTCGATAGCTCTTTTTGTAGACGTTTGTTGTTGCTCAGAAGAATGGGCATCACTGAGCGACCACGTTCTACAAACTCCTCAGCGTCAATCCAGTGATCCTTATTTCCCTTAAACTCTTCTTCGGGAACCCAGCCCATACTCCGAGCTTCCTTCTCTACATCTTCGGGCGGTCCGCCCTCTTCACGATCAACAACTGCGCTCATATCATTACTCCACTTCAATGGCTGCGAAAATGTCTCGGTCGTTGATAAGACGGTACTGCTTTCCGTCCTTAGTACCAGTGGCCATGTGACCTGCGAACTTGGCCACTAGCACCTTATCACCAGGCTTGGCACGAGGCACAGGCTCATCATGCCAAGCAGTTGCACCAACCTCTACTACAATAGCCCGCTGCTCTACCACCATCATACCCAGTTCCACACTCTCAGGAAGGGCAATGATACTAGACAGCTTTTCTGGCTCATACGGCTGCACAAGTACAGCACGGCCAAGGGGCTTCAATCCTGACTCATTCTTCATCATCTTCTCCAAAGAGGGTTTCTACATCCATTTCCAGGATGTCTTTCATGGCTTCACACCTACCAGTTGCACCTGCATTCTTTACCACCATCTCCGTGTTAAACGCTGCTGAAAATTCCCCCGCCTCCCATGCCGCCCGCAGGCGTTCCCGCTCCCTCTTGGCCCATCGGAAGAGCAGTAGGGTTAGGGGGTCCTCCTTCCATGCCTGAAATAGCTCCGCCTGCTCCTGCTCCGATAACTGGCACAGTGTGTTCAGATCGTGTCTGCTCATTCTTCATGCTCTCCATCATTCTGTCTAGCTGCGCGTTCTGAGCATCTGTCTGTTCCCTGATGGCTTCAATGCCTGCACGGAACGCCTCGACATTGAGCTTAGCTTGTGCATTGTTAGCACTCGCCTCCATACTCGCAGCCTTAGACATAAGCTCCTGGATCTTAGCTGTATTCAGTCTTACGGTCTCTTGCATAGTCAACATAAACTGCATCTTGGCCTGCTCGAGCTTCATCTGTTCCATCTCGTTCTTCATCTGTTGCACTTGCACCTTCACATCCGGAGGCTGTTCTTGTCCTTCAGTACCCGGATACAGAGTATCGATCTCATCTATACCCATTGCCTCCAGAAGCTTTCTTTCAACAGCATCTGTGTTGTAGCCTGGATTCTGAGCTGCCCTTTCGGCCAGCATCGTAGCTCGCGCGTACCGCGCTCCCTCAGTGGTAATAGTAGGATCAGCAACTGGACATACACTTGTAGAACCCATGGTGTAGTCTTCGCGGCTAATCTTACCACCCTCACCAAAGTACTCATTGATGCCAAGGTGGACAGCATTCAACCTATACAGCTTCTTAAACTCCAGCTTCATGCTCCTCCAGATGCGCTTGAAGATAGCAGAGTAGATCTTCTGACCCTGCTCCAGCATAGCACGAGAAGTTTCAGCGGGAGTATTCTGTCCGGGATTCTCACCTACCATCATATCAGTAGCAGCACCAACCCTACTGGTATAGTCGATAAGGAGAGTTAGCAGGTTGAACATCACGGCGGATGGTTCGCGTACAGGAAGCGGGAATACGGACTTGCGGAGGTCATCGCCGGTAGCATCCACTCTGTGCCAACCAAAAGGCTTGAATTCATAAACTCCTCCTCGGATCTTCGCACCGCGCCCCAGGAATCCCCCAGCAGTATTGTTGACAGTTCCCGAATCGAATAGCTGATTGATTGCAGTATTGACGGACTCATTGAGTGGCCCCAGTAGCACACCAAAGCCAATGTCCATGATCCCTCCATCCGGGGAAGGAATGAACGGGATTTTAGTAAAGTATTCCGTAGCCTTGATCTTTACAATCCTACGATCCTTGTTGTACTCAATGTCCTCGATCCTATTGACACGAGCCACGATGCGGAGAACAAAGGTAGAGCTCTCCTCATATGTGACGATGTAGGGCTCATCGTAGCCATCCTTATCCAGATCTAACCAACAGTGCTGCTCAAGCACAGTGAAGGGAGCTTCATCATCTGGAATAGGCGCAGACTGTCCGGCACGCTGATCTTGCTCAGGAGAGCGCTGAGTACCCTTATTAGCAGGTGCTCCTTCGAACCAAGCCTCCTTTGTGCAGTCACGATAGGCACCACGCATCACACGTTCGTGAATGTCATTCTTGTACATCGGTAGGATGTGAGTCTTGGTAGAAGCTGTTTCAATAGACTTGGCCCAGTAACTAACAACCAAATCCTTAGCTCCAACAAACTCACTGGTGTTATGTCCTACTGACGCATTGAAGTATGACTTCTTCCAACCTACACCAACAAGTGAAACATTCAGCAAGCCACGATCTGTATCCTCTTCCCAACTTTCATCCTCTTCCAAAAGCTGCCAGGACATATGCTCGCCGATGTTCTTGGCACGACTACCAACAGCACCAGTAGGATCAGGACCAATAACTCGGCACTGAACCACACTGCGACCATTGACAATAGCCGGATATGCCCTAGCATGGAACTGCAGAGCCGCGATCGTTACAAGTGGGAACGCGATGTTACTGCAGCTAGGCCAAGGGAATGTCTTTTCCTTCTGGAGTTGCATCGCAAGGTTAATAGCATTCTCTGTCCGCTTTTCCCAAGCAATGCGTGTACTCTTATCTCTAATGAAGTTTTCTTCCGTCCACGCACCAATCCGATCAAGATCGTCTCGATCGAATCTATCACACAAATTAGGACTATCGATAGTCCTTTGATCGAACCTGATCTTGCCAGTTAGGTTAAGCATGGCTATCCTCAGCGGTA